TTGATCGAATCAGGTCGTCGTATTTGATGCTTGGGTCATCCGTAGTTAACCATGAGGCCAAGCGGGGGTCTTTGATCGCAGCGGACAATTGAAGCGAAGCGGGGGCAGTACCATTCCCTGTGACAGGGATCCACGTATCTCCTGATTGCTGGTATACCTTTGTGCCATATCCCGTTCCACCGACTTTATAGGTGTTCCCGCCAAGGGTATAAGAGTCTCCTTGCGTCTTTGGGTCAAATACAGTTCGGCGACCTAGTTGGAGTGAGCCTATATTTGCTGAGAGAATATTACTAGAATTATTTTTACTGAAGCCATTAGCGAATGGTTGGAGTGAGCCTAGATTTGCTGTTGCGACAGAACGATTAAATAGATTCATAAAATTATTCCTAGCACTCGTAAATTATTACAACTCTCCAATAGCATCACTAACGCCTACTTTTGCTGGCCTACCACGCCTTTTCAATACTTCTTGGCTGGTTTTTTTATCGGCATTTTCATTGGCATTGGTTTCTTGGACTTCATTTTTAATCTCCTCATAGTGCGTTTCTTCACGCATAGATTTAATATCAGTTGGGTCACTGAATGAGACTGTATTGCCAGATTGCTTACAGCGAAAAGTTACTTTCATCTTTACCCCAAATGTTAAAACCCCCGCCGAAGCGGGGGATTATCACCAGATAGGACGACCTACAATGAATCGCCCAGTGGTGGATGCCAAGTCAATTGCGCCTGCGGAGTTGTTAAGCAAAGTCAGTGTGACCACATTCGCAGCAGTTACTGCGCCTCCAATCACAGCATCTACCGTATCCACACCCACGGAAATGCCAAGCACAATGTCCCCCATGGCGACACCCGGAACTGCAATATCCAGTGATGCAAAGGTTCCTGATCCAGTTGCTGCGTTAGCAAAGTTAAGTGTGTTTTCACTGACAAGCCATAGATCGCTGAAAATTCCTTGAAACTGTTTTGTACCTCGTTGCACGGTTACTGCCATGATGATTCTCCTTTAGTTAATGGTTGAGAAAGGGGAGGGAATTTTCATCCCCCCTCCCCCCCCCTATTACGCAGGCACAACGATTGCCATTGAACCATAATCACGCAGTTCAGCAGTACCAAAGATACAATCGGAGGTCACCAGATAACCAAGATACTCTTGCTTGTACTGTTGTTGAGTACGGACAGATTGTGCTTCGGCCAATACCATTGCATCAGGATGAACCATCAGGCAAGCACGATACTTTGTATCAGTAGGGGACGACGTACTCCAGTTAACCGTCTGACCGAAATCATCTACAAAAGCTGCACCTGTTGGCGCAGCAGAGGCTTGCACCGTATCATCAGTAATAACGCGGCCTGATTGAGTACCAGTCACACTATTAACATGAATCCACGGACACACACTAGACGCATAAACCTCTACACCGTACAGATTACCAATACGGCCTGTTCTAATAGCCTTGCCATCACCAACAAATGCCTGCTCAGTGAATCGAGCAATACCACGCAGAGTCTTGATGACAGTAGGAGGAACAACCAAGCCACATTCGCCGGTATTTACATCAGAATCCTCCAGCGTTTGCATGACTTGGCGTAGGGCAGCATCAGTCAATGCTGTGCCATTACCTGTATTAGTATTAGCTGCGCCAGAGAAGGTAGTCAAGCCATCTCCACCGATTACGGCGGTCTCATATAGAGTCGCAGCAGATACCGTCCCTCCTTGAGACAGCGCACCCAGCATATGCAGTTCAGCATCTACCCGTTTTGCCAGAGCATAACCTGCATCTTTGGTATAAAACTGGCGCATCCCATTCAATGCAAGAAGATTGGCAATATCCTCAAACATTTTTGAGTACTCATAGTGCTTGTTAATACTGATAAGGATTTCACCAGCAGTATCAGCAATCAGATTAACCTGAGTATTAACTGTTTTTGCCGATGCGCTACCACGACCAGGTTTTGGTCGATGGATTACATCCCCTTTATTCTTCTGGTGCTGAAATACTTCGACAAGGTTGCGCATGATGGTTTTTGCCTCATACGTCGCAATAGCCTCGTCCTGCCAAATCTCGCCGATCCACTTATCGGCAACGGTTACGCCTGTCTGGTTGGTTCCTAGTCCCATAATAAAACTCCTTAAATTTTATTCGGCACTGGAATTAGTACCGAAGGATTACCGTACGCGACCTTCGGAATATGCACGCATGATTTCATCTTGCATCGCATTGTATTTTTTCCTGTCAGTCTGCATTAGTCTCATAATGTCAGTACGTCGGAAGATTTTTTTCGATGTTTCTCCAGTCCCACCTGAATCTACGCCAGCAGCAGACAATGCCTTGCCTCTTGCAGTTTTTTCAACCTCAGAGACATTGCTTTGCTGTGTTGCGCGTAAATCCTTATAGGTAGATAACAATTCATCAGCAGCTTCAATATCGTATTTATCAGCGCGTTGCAACAATTCCTGCCTAATCCTGCTTTTACCGATCCATTCAGAAAATCCACTATCTTGAATGACTTTTTGATAATCAGGATGCTTGCTTGCCAATTGTTGCTGTGCCAATAATTTACGAGAATTTTCTGCCTGCAATGCAGCAGATTGAACCATTGGATTTCGCTCAATCGCCCTACGAATTGCCTCATCTGGATTCTCAAAAATATCTACTTCATTACTGACTACTTGTTCTTTCTGCTTGTACAGTTGTGACTGAATCAGCTCATCAGCAAGTTTCCGAACCTCACCTAACTCATTGGCTTGCTTGCCCATCTGGTTTCGGTAAAAAAGTGCTTGCTTGGCAATTTCAGAAGCACTTTTGCCTTTGAATTCTTCCGGCAAAATATCTTCTATTACACTTTTTTGTTCGTCCTTTGCTGCGCTTTCCTGTTCCTTGATTTGTTCGGAAACAGTATCCAACTCACTAACATCAGCAAATTTCTCTGCCTCTTGTACATTGCTTTGATCATCCATCTTTATCTCCTTCGCACGCTCTAAAATAAGCGCTATGGTGTTAAATTAACATACCAAATATAAAAAAGCAAGTGCCCACTTACATTTCAGAAAAATAAAAAAAGTTAGTACTCACTTCATCCTATCCCTACCATGCTCCATGTTCTTCTTCATGGTAAGTTTATGCCTCTGTTCTCGAACATTTGCCCATCTTTCATAGGCGCCGGGGAATCCTGGGTCTGTGCCATCAAGAATGATGGTGCCCAGCCCAAGTGTTTTATGTGCGTCACCATCGCAAACACTGCACTTAACGGTATCAATGCCTGAATCAATGTATCGCTCTGTAAGATGCCCAGAGTCACATTCGTATTCCATCAATAATCTCACCGACGTTCCTCCTTTTGCTGTTCATACCCAACCCTTGTCATTTCTTCCAATGAAAGTATCCAATTCATGATTGAAATTTCACCTCGCTTGAAATGAAGTGTTTTTTCATCCTGAATAACCATTACATTATTGTTTGCATCAATCATTGATTGAACATCATCAATTAAATCCTTCCATGCTTGCGATGCCATCATGTTTAATCTATCTTCGTAATACTTGATCAGCAAGTTTGAACCAGTCTCAAAATCAGTCATATTCTTCCTCCAGCATGTAGGCTGCAATAAACACTAAATCTGCTTCTATACTCTTCTTGAGTTTTAATACTTTTGCTTCTGCTATCTTGTGATCTTCAAGATATTCAAGTGCTTTTATCTTGTTCAGTTCGATAGCGATAACAAGTTTTAGACGCGTTATTTCATAGTCAAATCCAAACTCATTGGCTTCAATTAGTTTTGCTTTAGCAAGTTTTAACTTTATTTCTGCGCTATGTTTTTCTTGCTTTATTTCTTCATAGCTAAGTAATTCAAATTCTTTCTTGAATTGCTTTACAGTTTTATGGTGAGTATAAGAATAGCCATCCCATCCACTACCATCACCTTGTCTTGATTCCTGAGCTGCAAGCGGATCGAACTGTAGCCAACTTGCCCGAACATCCTTTGTATTTCGTAACGTATCGAACTGTACCCAACTTGCCCGAACGTCTTTTACAATCCCTAACGTATCGAACTGTAGCCAACTAACTCTAACATCGGTTGCCATTACACTGATTCCAGTTGAATAGCCAATGTCGAATAATCTGTTATCGCATCACACTGCCCAGCAGTTAGTGCCTGTTGATAGGTTGTTGGAGAAGTGGGCAATACTGTATGCGTCCATGAGGCGATCTCTGTTGCTCCTTGCATGAGTCTTACAGTAAGCCCATCGCTATTTGGACTCCATACTCTATAACTCACAATCTGTCCTGAGGATGTTAATGGGTCTGTAACGGCATTCAATGCTATTTTGCAGGTACTAACGCTATTGGTATAAATGTAATCCGCATCATCTGGCGACACTTCATCGAGAGTGGCGTATAGCGAACTTCCAGCACTAGGCAACCATGCACCAGCAGTAGTATCTGATGACGGTCTGGCGATTGTTTTTTTCTCTAGCAGAACTCCAAGGGCGATGCTTAACTGTTGGCCTGTGAGCGCTTTTGTAACGTCAGAACCCGCTTGAGCAACCGTTCCATTGGATAGAACAACAGCTTGCCCCGTTAATCCAGCAGATACATTTGCAGATAGGATTCCCTGCTGAACAGAGGATTGTTGGCCTGCA